AGTGTAGCTATGCTCCAGTTTGCCGCTTTGGTTCCCTGTTTTTTTGAATGAATCCTCAACGGCATCGCTTGACTTAGCCGTATCCTTTAGCGACTTATTTACCTTTTCGGCATCGCTTTCAAACAAAAAATAGAATGTTTCAATTATGCTGGCCATCTGGCAAAGTCCTCACTACTTAGGCTTGGCCGCCTTTATAGCTTGTATTTCGTTATATCGGTTTACAGCGACAATCTCCCACAAATCGAATGCTTCCTCAAGGGTATAGTATTCCTGCAATTCCCTTAAAGTTGCTTGTCCACTTGAGAGTATCGCTCCAATAAATCCGTCAACATTTGAGTAACTAACTCCGTCCCCTTCTCGGAAAACTGATTTAATAAACTCAAGGCTTTGCCGTTTTGAAAAAAACTTGTGTTGTACTTTATCATTTCCATTTCCAGCCGCGCTAAACATTCCCAGTCTGGAATATGATTCTCTACAAGCTGCTTCGTTGTGAGCATAAGCAATTCAGAGTTTCCTTCGATCCGAACGCCAACATATCGCATCATAAGCAACGACATTTCCTCGTTGACATCATAATCGCCTATTTTTGGTAATGCCCCTTGAGTGTAGCAAACTGCGACTTTGCGCCCATCATAGGCACTCATGTGATGAATAACAAAAGCTCGCTGTTTGCCCTCAAGAGTGTCAATAATGACCTCTTTTGGGTTTCTCATTAAATACCTACCTTGTTCTCGAATGCGAATTGATAAACTTTACTTTTTAACCTTCCTGCACTTGCTACGGATGACGAAGGCGGCATATTGGTAATCTTGCCACCAGTCAAAATCAATGGTGTCTGGTTGGGAAAACTTCGGATCATCGTGATGCCGTCCTTGATTGGCAACTTGCCCCTGCCAACTCGATTAGCTTCCGCAAGGATAGCCAAGTTTCTGTCATCCTCTGTATTGGGTATGACAGCAAGGTTCACTATGATTGGCTGTGCCGTTGACCATACGATTAAATCGCCATTTACACCCATAGCCTTGTCAGCTATCTGTATGTCTGGTGTATCGAACGGGTCGGCATCATCTGCAAATTGAGTGACTCTAAAGCCCACTGGAAAAGTGAGGCTTGCAATTACAGTCACCTGAATCCCTACTCCTGAAATATCTGTCATGGCTGCTCTCCAGTATTGCTTATTAAATTAGTTGGTGGGTGCCGCTTACTTTGTTAATGGCATCGTCTTTTGAGTATATGATTGTGTAAGCAATCTCGAACTCTGTCGGACTTGAGCCAGCGATAGGCTGTGCGACAACATCCAGCCAAAAACCAGAACCTTGCACTTGGTGCCATGCGAGATCATCACCAGTTTGCGTTGTGATAAATGCCTTTTGGTCGCTGGTGAGGGTTTTGCCTACGCTAATTACGCCATTAAATAATGCCTTTTCAATTACGTCTTCTTGAAGTTTCGCGCTTGCCTGATTTTCACCAGCCTGATTAGCTGGAACTCGCGCTGAACTCAAAAGCATGTTTAGCATGGTGACTGTGGCCGCGTCCTTCATCCAGATTTCATTTGCGTAAACATTCATGGCGATAGGTGCGGTAATGCCCCCCATAAGTAAACCACGTTGGAAAAAACTGATTTTCTTTCCCGCTTGCGCTGTCTGCCCGTAGTAGTTTACGCGCAAGTCATCCAGCGTGTTTGAAGTCGGGGTATCGGTGACAGTGGCCGTCAATCCTGCAAAAACCTGAAACATATAATTCTGCACAGAATTTCGCTTTTGATAATTGGTAGCCGCTAAAACAATCATCGGACACATTTCAGGATATTGGTCGGGCGTGTCAATATCAATCAACATCAGGCCAGCTCCAGAATATGAAAGCAAAGCTGTGTTGTATGTTTCCGCGTCCACTATTTGAACAGGAACACAATAAATGTATTTGATATTGAGCGTGTTGTTGTAAGCCGCTACCGCCTCGATTTCAGAGATCTGCAAAACAGGCATGAACAAGAATGAACCGAAGTTATCGCTTGCTTGGTCTGACGCAATCAAGGTATCGACTGGCGTTTGCTCATTATCGCCATCGGAATAAATAGCAAGCGACCAGCCCATTCCAGTAAAGATATTTGTGCCTGTGTCTCCAGCCGCTCCACTAATTTCAGCGGTTCCGACTGCGCCACCAGTAAGATCGAAACTATTTTTTAAGGCATTAAAGGCTACTGTAGCCCCTGTCCATACAGCAGATGATCCAGCCGCTTGGATTTGTGTTTGCAAAATAGTAGCAATAGCCGCAAAGCTTGCCGCTCCAGTCAGATTTACTGTGACTTCGTGAGTTTCCGCGCCCATTGAAAGGATAAATGTCCCATCGGTAATAAGCTGAAATTCAGCCAATGTCAGTCCTGTTTTTGCTCCAAAAATTCTCGGTGCGACATCGACATCGGTAAATCTGGCAAAGGATAGCTTTAAAGGCTTGCTTGTGGACTTCGAAATAAACCCAAAATAAAAGGCCGCCCTTTTATACTCGTCCGAAGCGGTGCCAAAATAATCGGCAACATCTGCCAGAGTTGTAAACTCAATCAATGAATTTGTCGGGATCAGGATATTGGTCGAGAAAATACGGCCTATAAGCTCACGCGCTGCTACTGCCGCTGCCCCGCCTACACCGCTTATAATGTTTACATACTTTTGGATTGTTATTGACATTGTTGCTTTCTCCTGAATTTAAACTCGAATAATTGTATCAGTAATATCGCTGATTGTCGGCACTTTCATTTCAAGGGTTTGCATGTAGTTTACCGTAAAATCGAAACTTGGGTTTTCTACATATTGCTCATGCTCATCTTTGAATTGAGTTTGTCGAATGTCCGTGATTCTGATAATACCAATGCCGCTGGCTAAAAGCGATAACCTAAAAGGCTCACTCATTAAAAAACCAGCTATTGCGTTGACAACATCAAAAGAGGTCATTTGCGCTAAATCCGCTGGATCTTGTTTAACCCATGCGCTCACTTGAATCGTGCGCTCCAGAATCCAGCTTTCTGTATGGTCAAAATCCTCATCATCCTCATTGAAAGTATCGGTTTTTTTCTGGTATCCGTATCGCTTGCTGGTTACTGGATAAAAAAGGGCAAGCGGATAATCTGGTGCGCCTTGCTGATCTGGCATAAAAGAGTTGACGAGATTGACAGCCCCCATTCCAGCCGCGCTCAATACCGCTGAAAGCTGTGACATTATGACTGTCCAGAATTGATTATCCGTCATCTATGTAACCACTTCGTAGCTTGTTAGCGACTCTATTGCCTGAAATGTGCTATGCCAGTTTTTGTGGCTTTCAAGTGGAACGGGCATTCCATTTGGAAACGTGTCAGCGTCATGGCAAGGAATAACATGGTCAACCTGTTTCGGCTTATGATGCTCTGAAAACTTGGGTTGGGTATATCTGATTGTTACATTCATTTTTTAATGTCTATGGGTTGTAAATCTGGTCACAGTATATGCCGCTCGATTGTGGCAAAGCAAAAGCTCCTGAACCAGTGTTTATTTTGTTGACAAACTTATTGGCATTAAACGCAGCAAACTGGAAAAAGAAACTTAGCTCATTATCTGGATTAAATAGCGGGTCAGTGGGTGCGGAAAACTCATTCCCGTTGTTGTCATATAATACGAAAGAAGCGGTGCCAGCATTGAATTTCACACCAGATATGTAGCCAGTTTCCATAGTGATTGAACCAAATGGAACGCCATCTATTGCATTGCGAATTGTGTCGCCACCTGCGGAAGTAATATAAACACCCGCAATAAAAATAAGTTGATCAAGGTCGCCAATACCAATTACTTGGTCGTAAATGCTCGCATCCAGAATTTCAATGACTTCGCTTTCAAAACTTACTGTTCCCGTAGAAGCCTTCCATGTTTGGTTAGAAGCATAAACGGCACTTCCAAATCCGCTGAATTGTTCAAGAGTGACTGTTTGTTCAACGCTATCGAAAACCGCTGGAATGTCCCATGTATCGGCAAATGGTGTATAGGTCATCCACTCGCAAAATTCAGGCGGTGGCGGTGGCGGTGCTTCGCCTATCTTGACCAGCATGATGCCATCCCAGCCGTCTATGGGTTTCCACCCGCCTTCTTTTACCGCTTGGAATGTCATTCCAGAGAATGTCAGAAAGTCGCCTGAATCGCCACGGGCGAGTCCAGAAACATCATTTGAGGTGAACAGCATGTAGTAGATCTTTTTCAGCTCCAGCCCCATTTCGGCATAAGTTTCACGTGGAACTGCCTGTAGACTGCCGCTTATTGTTTCGGGTGCCGCTTTTGTGGTCACATATTGACCACGGGCATTTTTTACGCGGGAAGCAAATCGCTCTATACTTCCAGTCTGGCTTGGTATCAAGGATAAAGCCTGATTTAATAAATTACCCAGCATCACTGAACCACGCTTTTAATTGAAGCAAGCAAAAGCGCAGTTTCGACTAAAGGTTTGGTCAGATTTCCAACTGTTTTGCCGTCGGCCATTTTCCGCTGTCTGGCATGTATTGTTGTTGGACTTAAAGGCGGTGTTTGGATGCTTGTAATCATTTCCTGAACATCACCTGCAGCTTGCGCTCCCACCAATTCGAGTGCTTGTTCCGCGCTCATTCTCTCCATTGCCTTACCAAAAGTTTTTATCCATTTTTTATGCTGTTCGCTTATTGTGGAACGCATGAATGATCTAGGCGGGATATTGTTTTTTGGTGAACCAAACTCCTGAATAGCGGCAACGTAAGCCACTGGTGTTCCATCTCCATAGGTGCCGCCCATGATTCCGACCTTTGCCTTTTTATCGGTATCAAGCCCAGCCATAATGCTGGCAATGTTTTGATTTTTTTCCCGCTTCACAGTGGCCACTAAAAAACCCCGCGAACCTTGCGAAAGCCGCCCCTTTCATTACTGCCGCCAATATATAGGCCGCCTACTGATTTTGTTTTCAGCAAGGCAAGCAACAT